TATTTTACCGCTTCATCTTTGGTGAAATGACCCTCTTGTATTGCCCTTTTAACATCATAAGAATGAGATTTTGCGTATTTATGAATAAAACTTGTTCCTTTTTTATTTTGGATAGCTTCCTTAAACATTTTAACTCGCATATCATATTGATCAAGTTTTTCATTTTCTTTTATCACTTGTTTTTCATCAAGGTATTTTTTAGCTGAAAGCCAGAATGCAGGTTGTTTAGCAAACTGCTTATCTTGTATACCATCATAATATTTCTTATACATATCAGCTAATTTTTCTGGATTTTCTATCCATTCCTTTTCCAATTTTAAATAGTTCTTTTCAGCTATGCCCTTACTAACTTTATTAGGTATATTTTTCCAAAATCTATTAAAAAGGTTAAAATAATCATCATGATTTATTTTAGTTTTAGTAGAGGTTGGGGTAGGGGTATGGGGTTGGGGGGTTTCATCTAGGTTTTCTTTAGGTTTTTTCGGTCTACCCCCTAATCTACCATTTACTTTAGAGGCTTCAATCCTTTTATTAATATATAAAAACTCTTGAAGTTGGCGCTCATTTTGATAATGGTCATTAACATAAACAAAAAACTCTTTTATAATTTTATTACAAGCTTGTTTTTCATCATCAGTATAACAGTTAGCAATCCTATATAATTCTATATTATTACTTGGCAAACCAACACATTTTTTATTCCAGTTAAAACATAATAACCTAATATAAACACCCACTTGTTCATTAGTTAAATGTTGAGTACCAGCTATAAAATCATCGGTGAATAAATACCAAGCTTTTAATTTTTCTTTTGGTTTTGAATCTTCGTATATCATAATATGCTCCATAATTTATATTTTCTTATAACCCCTTAGAGCCGAAACCCAAAGGGATTTTTTGGTTTTTTCTTTTTAAAATCATTACTCGTGTTTTAAATTAATTTTTTAGTTTAAAAAACGTATAATTATTTTCAAAATACTTTAATATCCCCAAACCTCTTTTCTAGCCTTTAAAACTGTTTCTTCTTTCCAAATCCAGTTATCAGGGTTGGGTATAAGGCAATCCCTAACATCATCAGGGGTATCTACTTTTTCTAAAAAATTACCCATTACTTTTAAAATATGCTCACATATCCGCATGGGGTCTTTATAGTTTTCTAGCGCCATTGCCCTATATTCTGCACCTTTGGTCTTTGTAGGGGTCTTAAAATACCATAGAAGTTGCCTTGCATTAGTTGCCCTTTGATATATAGATTGTTGCATAGCATGGGATATAGATATTTGTTGAGGTAAATTTTTAGAAGTTTTTAAATCAATAAAAAAATCTTCTTTAGTATTTTTATCCTCAAAGTGAAAGTCAGTATATCCTACAAAAGGTATGCCTTGTATTTCAACTTCAACTTTCTTTTGATAATCTAATAAATCCCACCTAAAAGCATATTGTTGAAAAGTATTAGCACCAAGTTCTAATAATGGTACTAAATTTTCCCTTTCATCATCAATCTTAGGGTCGGTTATCCTTGAACAGTTAGCATCATACTCAGCTATCATTTTTTCACTAGCTTCTGATACTGACATACCATTTAAAACCATATTTAAACCAGACTCAACTGCATTCCCTCTGTTAGCTGATGCACTAGTAGGAAACTCATAATTGAATATTCTTCTTAATGCCCATCTTTCACGATAAAATGCAAACTCGTTTAAATGACTAAATGAAAGTGGCAGTAAACCCTTGCCACTCGCACTAAATTTTTCAAAATGCTGAATCATATTTTATTAACCCAATCTTCTAAATGCTCTTTATTTTTAGTGACTTGAGCTTTTAAATTCATACATTCATCGTGGATATTACTTGTTCTGCCGAAACGAATTATATATTCATTAATAGCAAATATTAATTTATTCATTACAAGTAAATCACTGTTATGTTTTTTTATAGCTTGTTCTTTTACTTCATCAACTGAAACATCATTATCTTCAATAAGTCTATCTGACATTAGTTATTCTCCTTTAGTTTTATAAGAGAATATTCAGCAAACCTTTTACCATTTCCACTTATATGATTAGTGATTATTTGATGACCACGTTCCCTTAACTCAAAAATCCTAGCACTTAATCTAGTGATTCTATATTGAGTTATGGCTTCCCATGAAGTGATAAATTTATGTTTTTTAAGATGATTTAATATTATATTTTCTTGAGTATCTGACATTTTTAACTCCTTTCTATAAGTTTTTAGCCAGTTCCCTTTCATTGACCACCTTAGTTCTTAGGTCGTCTCTGAAAGCTTTAAAGGTTTCAAACCTTATTTTGGCTTGATTCCTTTGTTTAAGGGTTCTCTCGTATCTATCAAGATAGTCCTTAAATTTTATATCAGAGTAAATTAAACCATTTAACTCTGTAATATTTTTATAATTTTTTTGTCGTGAAAAGTAAATCGTTAATTCAGCTATAATCATTTTTTCTTCTTTTTTCATCAACTCAACAGCAGTATCAAGATCGGCAAAGGTCATGCCAAGTTGTTCATGTTGATGTGAAAGTTTATTAGGGTCAAACTCTATTGAGTATATATCAGACATCTATACCATACTCCTTATATTTATTATCTAATCTAGTGATTAATTTTTTAACTTGATTAACTCCTATTTTTGCATTTATCCAAAAATCAATTTTTTCTTTTCTATAGCTTTTAAATTTAGCCATTAATATTTTTTTAAAATTTTCATTAAGGGATTTATCAGAGTGAGCTTTATTATGGCAAACTCTACAAAGAGGAAATAAATTATCAATCCTATTTAAACGATTGTTTTTAACCCCACCCATGCCTTTAGGAATCAAATGGTGTATATCTACTGCTTGACTTTTATTACATGACCAACAGATGGGAATATCGTTTTCGTGATACCCCCAAAAGTCAGCAAAAAGTTTTTTATAATTTTTTAAGGTTTTCATTGAAAGCAATTACTGCATTTTTAGTTAGAGCTTCAATATCGTTGACAGAAAAATGACCAGAACCCATTGATCTACCAACAACCCCAGTAACAAATATATCAAGTCTTTGGGTATCACTTTTGCTAAACCCATTACTTGGTGCATTAGGTACAACATTATTGATAACATTACCTATTGGCTGGGGTGAGCCAGTATGTTGACTTGGGTCAGCTATAACTTCAACATCTTTTATATTGGTATATTGATTGCCAGTTTTTGATGTTTTAGTATTCATTTCAGTAAAGTTAATAGCATCTCCAGATTGGGGAAGTGGATTCATTACTGTACCACGATAATAAAGTCGGCGCCCATCAATCAAATCTATTGAATAATTAGGTATACCATTTTCAGTATTATCGTAAATTTTATCTATTATATTAGTCATTTTATACTCCAAATTATATTATTATTATTTATTAAGAACATTATAGCCACGACCCTCTAAACAATTATTAATTAAATCTTGTCTAGTTTGTAGTTTGGGACTGAGCCATAACACTCGCCAACGTAACATATTATAAACTGTTTTGCCCTTATCCCATAGATAATTCGTTTCATCTGCAACAAGGTCTTTACAAGTATATAAATCGTCATGATATCGGTTCATATCGCCTTTAATATTCGCCGATGATTTACCTCTACTATCAACGATTGGTGTTGATGAACAACTGCTCAGCGCCACTAATATTGATAATAAAGACAATACTTTTAATTTATTCATCATTCGCTCCTAAAATAACATTAATAAGAAGTAAGCGAACCCAAATAAAATAAATAAAAATAGTGCTTCAAAAACATATACACCATAATTTTTTAAAAATTTAATCATTTTATGCTCCCTATATTGATAACATTTGATATACGTCCCAAGTTTCATAACGAACTGAGTTTTCGCCATCATAACAAGGTCCACATAGTTGTTTAAACTTTGGTTTTTCATGTAGTTCTTTCCTAGGATTAGCATTGCTACGACCTTTGGATTGATAGCCTTTGCTAGTACAATAAAGAATAAAATCTACTTCATTATCGAATTTAATAGTGCCATTAATATTATATTTCATTTTTTTGCTCCAATATATTTGTATGTGAATTAATTATATCTAATAGTTCTTCTTTGGTTTTATCCTTTGTAATTTGTTTTAAAACCAATAAATTTAAATCATATTTAAGTGAGTTATAAAGTTTCAACTCAGCTTTTTCTCCCTCCTTTTCAAGTTCATGTTTATGTTTATTTCTAGCTTTAGTTAGTAGTTCAACATATTCTTTTTGAACACCATAGTATCTAGCTACTGACATATTCAGAACCCTAACATTATAGAGTTCCGAATTACCGATTCTGGTGGGTTTATCAATCATGACCAACCACCTCTTTTTTATCTTCACTAGAAAAAGACCTAGTTGTCATTCCGTGAAGACTTTCGTAGCCACTACCCCTGACAAGTTCGCCATTGGTAAGCTTATCTGACTTCCAAATAATGATTCGTCTGCCATACATACCTCCATCAAGGTCACGTACAATCTCGACACCATTTTCAAGAACCCAAGAATCATATTCTTTTTTTTCGTCATAGCTACAAAAAGTAAAGCTTTTATAAAATTTAGTCATAATTAAACCCCCATCTCAATAGTTACTGACATAATAGTATGAGGTGGTTGAGAAATACCATAAACAATACACCTACATAGAGGGTTAGCTGATTTAAGGTTATTCCTATACTCAATAGCATCAGCTAGGGAATCAAAGGCAACCTTGCCATATTTACCCCTGCCTTTGAATATAGTAACGATATAGTGTTTTACATGACTTCTTAGATATTCGTCATATTGAGTTGAGTTAGTTATATTTTGCATTTTAGTTTCCTTATTATTATTATTATTATTAACTTCCATAACCTAGCATAATAACTAGGTTATGGAAAGTAAAGAGGTTTAAGAAGTTTTTTCTTCTAATTGTGAAACATGAAAAACTGGAAATTTACGACCAGTCATTGAAACTTTTGAAGAGCCATCGGCTTGCTCCTTAAATTCCTCCATAGGTCGTATTATCTTAGCGATAGCTTTAGTACCTGCAGGGACTTTAAAACCAAGCTCTATGGCTTGATTAAAGGTCATGAAACCACCTTTTAAGCCAGTTGCTTCCAATATTTCGATATTTTTCCCAGAGTAAGGTCTTTTAGTTTTATGATTATAATACATTTATATGCTCCATTTATTATTATTATTATCAATAAACCTAGCATATCAAATAGGTTATAAAAGTAAAGAGCTTTTATGTTGTTGATTAAATTATTTTTATTTGATACAAATAGACTGCATTTTAGTTAATAATAAAAGAATATACAATATGCTCCAATTATATTGTATTAGTAGGGGGGGGTCATAGGCTTCTCCCCTACAACCAAAGAATCAGACATACAAATAGCTTGTAACGATTATTTAATGTTTCTTGCTAAAACGTATTCATTTAGACATTTTCATGTTCCTAATGAGGGCAAAAGGTCGATATGGCTTCATAATAAAATGAAACGAATGGGATTGAAGTCAGGTTGTCCTGATATAATAATTGAATATCCAGAAGGCAAAATCTTATATATTGAATTAAAAACTAAAAAAGGTCGATTATCAAGTGCGCAAAAATTATGGGCAGTACAATCTGAAAGTCTAGGAACACCGCATTTTATAGTCCAAGGGGATTTGAATGAATGTATTGAACAAGTGAGGAGGATTGTTGAAAAATACATTCCTATGCGATGTTAAAGTAAAACACTTATTTTATACCTTTTAACTTTATTATCTTCTGTACTGCCCTTAAATTGCCCTTAAAAGGCATTTTGTATCTTCTCCTACCTTTCCTTTTCTTCATAGGTCTTTTATCTATTAGTTCAGAAATAGTAGCAGTTGTTGTAAAACCTATCATACACCCACTTTCCTAATGGCACTACGATGTGCTTGACCGAAAGTTTTTCCTTTTTTTAGGTCTTTGGCCATCTCTTTCATGTGCTTTAAAGAATGATGTTTAGCATGGCTGTTCATAGTTTTACGTTGTCTAGCAGTCAAATCTTTAGTAAATTTTTGGATTGACTTTACTAAAACCATTTACTTTTTCTTCTTCATTTTTTTATTTTTCTTTTTCTTCTTCATACCTTTGTTCATTTTACCACCATAATGTCCTGGCATTTTTATCTCCTTTTCTTTTTTTTGTTACCTTTTTTTTGACTTTTTAGAATTGCTTCTTGAAGTGCTTTTGGTAACTTTTTTTGTTTTTTTGTTAACTTCATCATAACTCCTTTTTTTTACTGGTTGCAATGCTTTTTTCCAAAAATGATTCGCTATGGTTGTAAAGAACGCATATAAACTTAAATAAAATTTTGTCATTTTTTTGTGTCCGTTTTTTTCATTTTGTCATAAGACCTCATACCACCGATGCCGAGCATACCAAACATTAATGGCATCATAACTGACATATCAGCTTGAGGAATATTTATACCGAATCCAGCACATATGGGTGCGACCATATAATTTATTCCGAGTGATAGACCTGATATCCAACCGATAAGTGGGCGCCATGAAGATTGAAACCAGTTGCCTTTAGCATCTTCTTTTAATACTTCTATTTGAGCGAGTGCTAATTCTTGAGCATGTTTCTCTGCCATAGTGCTTAATTCAAAAGCGATTTTATTTTTTGTATCTTTATCTTCTATAAATTTACCAAGTAATTTTGTGGCTGGACCAATTAATGCTTGAATCATAAGCTTTTCCCTATTTTTTCAATTAATCTATCTGCTCTATTAGTTGTTTGCTTGTACCACAAACTATCCTTCATTTCAGCTTGTGCAGTTTTGATATCCCCATCTAATAAAGCTTGTTTAAATTTTCTAAATTTATTTAATCTTGGTAACCCTAATTGAAAAACCATTTCAGTAACACATTCTTTTACATTATCGTCTACTTCCATTCCCTCTGTAAACTTTTCCATATCGTTTATTGCTACATATAAATCAGCTTCAAAACATTCAGCAACCCTCAATTTTGATACTTTTGTTCCTACTTCCATTTCGTTTTCTGGGTCTGTTGCTCGGACTAGGTGTCCCACACCAAAAGTTTTATAACCGAGGTGGTCGTTATAAATTTCATATTTAACTCCCTCCTCAAACATTATTTGTTCTTGTAATTTATTTAAATTCATTTTTCCCCCTTATGTTCATGCCCCATCCAAATACCGAAAACACCAGTCATAACACCCATAACTACCGATACAAAAGCTGATTGACTTGCAGTTGGTGAATCCAAACTCATAAACCATTCAGCGCATCTCCAAGACATTATAGTGCTTACAAGCATCATTAATCTTGGTAATATTTTCCATTTTAAAAAGGTTTCTACATTCATTGTACTAATAACTCATTTAAACCAAAACCCTCTAATAAAATAAGGGTGAAAAATAATAATAAAATACCACCTGCTATTAGTTTACCAGAAAAATTTGTTGAGCCAATCTTTATTGCTACAAACTCATTACTTAATATTCTCAAAGATAATTCAAAACTATTTTCGTCTATTTTAAGATTTACTGGTTTTTCATACATTTTTTTTGTATCTAATTTTTTTTCCATTAATACACCTTTACTTTATCTGGGTTTACACT